AGACTATTATGACATGAAATTTTCTGTTAACCCACAAGAAATAGCAATATTACAGGATCAGTCACGTCGTACGCTTGACTGGCGAATGAATATGAACCTTACATTTGCTGTAGGTTTGGAAAAATTCGATCTAGATCCTGATAACTATGGTATTGACATGTGGGAAGTTGGCGAAAAATTATATCAAGAAGGATAATAAAATGAAACTAACAAGAAGGCAATTAAGAAGGTTATTAAAAGAGTCACTACTCTTAACAGAACTGTTTGACAATTTGAAACCTTATCCATTTCAAGAAAGCCGTCAGGCAGATTATCATCAATTTGTTTATACATTTGTGACAAAAGATAATTTAAACTATGAAGTAACAATAAGCATACTTTATAATGACGAAGGTACTACTCCTGAGGTTTGGGAGCTAAGTTTTGTAATTTTTCATCCAGAATACACCGGTATAAAGACTAATATATTGACAAATAAACTAGATATGTCAGTTTATGCAACTATAGTAGAAATCTTTAAGCAAATGCACTTTATAGATAAGCCTCGCAAGTTGCAAGAAATGTTAGATAAACAATATAAACTTGATGGAAGAGGTGTCCCGGCGACTAACTGGATACAAAAAGAAACTAAAAGCCACATAGCTGCTCTAAAAATAAACCAGTATTATGCATATGCTTTTGATGAGAATCCAAAACGCTTAAGAATCTATGCTGCGCTCTTAAGAAAGAATGGTGCACTTAATGTCACTGTTGCCAATGAAGAATATGAAATATTCTGGGAAGGGCCTGAGATATAACAAACTCGTGTAAAATTTAAAAACTCCTATTATAATATGTGTAAGGCATTTATTTACAAGGAGAAACATGAGTTTACTAATACCACCACCAAAAAAGTTCGTTGGCTTTCACGGTCACACAGGCTAATTAGTATGTCTATGCATACTTATTATTAGTTATCTAATAAAGGAGTAAACATGCCTAACTATGTAAAAAATATTTGTGTCATATGTGAAAAACAATTTGAGATTGTTTACAAGAAAAGACGACAAAAAACATGTTCAAAAGATTGTAGCTACAAGCTTAGAAATAAGACAAGACATGCAAAACATGTGCCACTTAAAAAAACTTGTAAAGTATGTAATGAAGTTTTCCAAGATACTTCTAGGAAAAAGCTAGTTGATACATGTATTGATTGTGTTCATAAAAAAATGGTTTCGACAAGAAAACATAATGGGTCATATAAGAGAACTAAAGAACAAAATAAAAAACTTTCTGAATCACTAAAAAAGAAGTATAAAGATGGTTGGAATCCAAATACAGAAGAGCACAAAAAAAAGCTGTCAAAGATAATGAAAGATGCTTGGGCTTCAGGAGAATTTGAAAGTAAATCTAAGAAAACATGTTTAAAAAAATATGGCAAAGATCATTGGATGAAAACTGATAAAGCGAAAGAATATTTCTCTAATTCTCAAAAAGGTAAAATTATTTCGTCTGAAACAAAAACAAAAATGGCAATTTCTGCATCAAAAAGAATTCGAACCGGTAAAGAAAAAAACTTTACTAACGGCAATGGTTACTTTAGAAAAGATTTAAACTGCTACTTTAGAAGCAATTGGGAGGCTAACTTTGCAAGAATTTGTGAATTAAATGGACAAAAATGGGAATACGAACCAAAAACATTTATATTAGAGTCCGGCAAAACTTATACGCCAGACTTCAAAATAGATGATGTATACTATGAGATAAAAGGACGCTGGATTGGTGATGCAAAACAAAAATTTAATGACTTTTGCAAACAATATAATACGTGTAAAATTGTGCTTATTGATGGTATAATGTATAAAAATCTTAAAGAAAAATATAAAAATCATATTAACTGGGAAGGTAAATAATGAAAAGGAGTTTAGCTGAAAAGCCTGTGTCCTTGATTACTCCGCCAAGCAAATTTGTCGGGTTTCATGGTCACACAGGCTTTTCGTAATAATATCAGTATTCGATGGTCTAGGCTATCCATCTGACCACATTGATTTCGTTCTAGAAAATGGCATGGATGCTTGGGCACTGACTGATCACGGTAATGGATCAGGTCTAGCACATGCACACAAGCACGCATCAAAACTACAAAAGAAAGGTGTAAAGTTTCGGCAGATCTACGGATGTGAGTTTTACTTTGTCCCATCACTTAAAGATTGGAAAGGTAACTATGAGCAAGCCAAGTTAGATCGAGCAGCCGCGAAACAAAAGGCACTCAAAGAAGACGAGGAAGGTGGACATGTTATTGAAAATGAGGAGGAGACAAAGAACTATATAGTAGGTAAAGATGAATGGAAACGACGTTATCATCTGGTTGTTACTGCACAAAATCGTGAAGGTTTAGGTAACTTATTCACTTTGATTAAACGTGCCTATACTGACGGCTTTTATAGATATCCTCGTATTGACTTTGACTTATTAAAACAACACAACAAAGGATTGACGGTTTCGACTGCATGTCTTGGTGGTATTTATTCTAATAGGATTATGAGGGGTAATGCTTTAAAGTATGATGATGAATTAATTCAGCAGCAATTGCACTATCTATCAGATCGCTTTGTTGATGCAGTCGGTGAGGATAATTTTTACCTAGAGATACAATTCAATAGACTTAAACAACAACATCTAGTAAATCATCACTTACTTAGACATGCTGATGCAACAGGATTGCAGCTTATAGCGACACCTGATAGTCACTATTATTCACCTGATAAATGGGAGGCACGTGAACTTTATAAAAAATTAGGGTGGATGGGGAATGATCCTAGTCCATTACCTGAGTTTGAGGATCTTAAATGCGAGTTATATCCTAAAAATGCCCAACAAATGTGGGACGAGTTTACAAGGCACTATGAAGAATACAAAGATACTTACGAAGGCTATGAAGAAAAGGTTAAAAGATCGATTGAAATTACCCATGAAATTGCGTGGGAAAAGTGTGAAGATTGTTGGATTGATACTTCTGTTAAGCTTCCCGATTTCAACAAGCCTAACGAAACTGCTTTTCAGCAACTTGCGAAAAAGGTCAAAGTCGCGATGGTCAAAGAAGGACTCCACACAGACAAAAAATACCTCGAACGAGTCAAAGCAGAATTAGAAGATATTAAGTTCTTAGGCTTTGAAAATTACTTCCTTGTAATGTATGAAGTTTTTCATAAAGCAGCTGATCATACACTATTCGGTGCTGCTCGTGGTTCCGGTGGAGGTTCTTTAGTTAACTTCCTATTGGGTATCACACAGGTTGACCCGCTTAAGTATGATTTACTTTGGGAAAGATTTTTAGGTAGACATCGTACTTCGTGGCCAGATATAGACTCTGATGCCGGAGACCGTGATGCACTCATCGATGCAGCACGCGAATTGTACGGTAATGAGGCAGTTATCCCAGTTAGCAACTTCAATACACTAAAATTAAAGTCGCTTGTTAAAGATATTGCCAAGTTCTATCAAATCGATTTTGTTGAGGTCAATAAGGTGACTGGGCCGTTACAGGATGAGGTAATGTCACAAGCACGGGATGAGAATACTGAAAAGTCTGTATTTGTCTTGAAACATGAAGATTGTATGCAGTATTCCAAAGGCTATCGAACCTTTATGGAAAAGTATCCAAAAGTTAAAGATCATATCGAATCACTATTTATGCAAAACCGAAGTATCGGCCGACATGCAGGTGGCGTAATTATTGGGCCACCTGAGGATTTAGCTCGAGGAATGCCTATTATTGGTGTTCGTGGTGAGTTACAAACACCGTGGACAGAAGGTATGAATTTCCGCAATCTAGAAGATAACGGATTTATTAAGTTTGACTTTCTAGGCCTTACATTATTAAAAGATGTAGAAAACTGTATTCGTCGAATATTAACTAGGGAGCTTGAAGAAAAACATGGTGAAAAAGGAGGAATATTTGAACCAACATTTCTTGAGATACGTAATTGGTTTGATAAACATATTAATTGTCGATATGTTGAGCAAGATGATGAAAAGGTTTGGAAGCATGTGTATCATCAAAGACGAAAAGTAGGAGTGTTCCAGTTTACAGCTGAGGGTGCTAGACGTTTCTGTGAGGATGCTAAACCGACTGCAATTATTGAGTTGGCAGCACTGACTGCAATCTATCGACCCGGACCACTTCGAGCCAATGTTCACTTAAAGTATGTTAAGGATAAAAAGCGTGCTGATGAAATTGAGTATGCTCACCCGATCATCAAGGAGATCCTCGGGCCCACATTCGGTCATGTTACCTTTCAAGAACAGTTTATGCTATTAGCACAGAAGCTTGGTGGTTTCACACCTGCAGAGTCTGATAAACTTAGAAAAACATTGGTTAAAAAGTCACTTGACACAATGGGTAAGAAAGGTGATGAACGTGAAGCAGCAAGGCTTAAATTTGTAAAAGGAGCGAAAGAAATAAATGGAGTACCTGAACATGTATCACAAGAGCTATGGGAAAGGATTGAATTCTTCTCTGTCTATGGTTTCAATAAATCACATGCTGTGGCTTATGCTATTGGTTCGTATTATGCTGCTTGGTTACACACTTACTATGAAACAGATTGGTTGTCAACTATACTTGAATCGGAAAATAATAACCCAAAGAACTTATCAAAAGCAATATCTGAAATTAAAGCTATGGGATACGAAGTTAGTACCCACGACGTTAATGAATCTGGATTAAGCTGGAATTGGTCTGAAAATAAAAAGGCATTTATCCCACCGTTAAACTCAATTAAAGGATTGGGTAAAAATGCTGTTCGTGAGATTATGGCAAATAGACCTTATGAAAACTTAGAACAAATGTTATATGATGAAAGAGGAAAATGGTATCACTCCAAACTTAACAAAACAGGATTTGCTGCGTTATGCAAAGTTGAAGCGTTAGATACATTAGAAGAAATGTGGAACGGTACTATTAACAATCACCGACAACTCCATGAAATTGTGATAGCAAATTATGACAAACTTAAAAAGTCTAAGTTTGGTATGACATTAAGGCAAGCTGCAAAGAAAGAAGCTGACCCGATCTTACCACAGCTCATAGAAGAAACATGTGAAATTGATGATTGGAATAGAATAGAAAAGTTGCAAATGTATCAGGACATGTGTTCAGCTACTCGTGATGATTTAGCATTTCCAGAAGCATTAATGAGTAAGATTGACAAAAGTGGTGTTAAGTCTGTTCTTAAGTTTGAGCCTCATGAAAAGAATATCGGGTGGTTCTGTGTTGTTGAAACTATTAAAAGGACAACAAAGAATAAAAAGATATTTTATAGAGTTAAAATAACTGATAATGAGAGCAATACAGGATGGCTTCGTATTTGGGGTGCAATACCTGAAGAGTTACAGCCTTACACAATA